ATTATTTTTATACTATTATTTATTTAACTTATATATTTTACATATCAATCATATCCATAAACTTAAAGATTGTTTTATTTGTTAAACTCTTATAGTCTTTTACCTTACTATTAGCTATTATTTCAATTACTTCCATAATAGTATGACCCTTAATTAATTCATATTCGGGCTTATCCTCATTTTCATAAAACTCTTTTTTGTAAAACAACGCTACATTTTCAGTTAGCTCATCAACCTCATTCTTTTTATTTTCCTCTGTAATATAAGTAAATATTTGACATAATAAATTTCTTGTAATGTTCAGAATGGTTAAAGTGGATATAATACCATTTAAACTTAAATTAACAAAGAACATACCCAACGCCTTTCTCTTTTCATTATCCTTGTTCATTTTACAAAACCCACCATAATCCACATTTGAATCCACGTATTCAATCGTTTTAAATAATTCTGAAAAGCTCGACAAGCTCTCTTCAAAACTATCCCTCATAACAGGATACTTCTTTATTATATCAGTGTACAAGTCTGCATACAACTTTGAATAAAACCTATTTGTGGACGCAATATCGAAAATAGCCGAACTAACACTATTAATATTTTCTTGGGTGCCGGTAATAATGTTACCAATTATATCCATAATTTTATCACGATTATCATTATAATTTTTATCAGTTATTTTATTCAAATAACTTCTGATATTATCTATCTCACCATCAATACCAGCACGATCTTCAATCTTTGTTGTTTGGAAACTTCTGATAGATTCCCAATCAGTATCACTTATTTCCATACTCTTATTACCTCGCTTCTTTTTGAAGCCTCCTCCGCCTCCACTTGCGCTTCTAAAACCATCTCCATTCACATCATCAGTACTAATTTCAGTTTTCATAGGATTTTCTCTTTTTTGAAATATAGGAGTCTTCACATAATCTGGCGAACCGACTTCTAATGCCAATTCTGAAATTATGCGAATTGTTTCAGCTGGTAGTTCGTAATTGAAACCAGTGAACAATAAATTATTAAAATCATTTAGGGAATATCTATTTAATTTAGCGGACATCGGATTTGTATATTATACTTTATTGTGTTACATTTATATCAATTTTTTTTTAAATAAATAATACTAATAAATACACTTAAATAGATTTATTGTAACTAATGTATATAAATGTCAACTGAAAACGAAGTTAACGAAGCAAGTAATAATGAAGAAGTAATTGAAACTTCATATGAAATAAATGCCTGGGAGGATTTGGAATTACCTGAAACATTATTAAGGGGTATTTATAGTTATGGGTTCGAAAGACCCAGTCCAATTCAACAAAAAGCAATTAAACCTATTATGATGGGAAGAGATATTATTGCTCAAGCTCAATCTGGCACTGGAAAGACCGCCACATTTTCTATCGGTGCTTTGTCAAAAATCGATATGGAAAAAAACGCAACACAAGTTCTAATTTTATCACCCACCAGAGAGCTTACATCGCAAACATCAAAAGTTATTACTTCACTCGGCGATATGCTTGAAAATAGTAAAAAGGAGCGTTTGCGTGTTCAGACTGTATTTGGAGGCGCAAATTATGAAGAGAAGTCCAGTTTCTCAAATAAAAATACTCCACATGTTATTTGTGGATGTCCCGGTCGTGTTTACGATATGATGCGCAGGGATAAAATCTCAATTAAGACCATTAAGCTTGTTATTCTTGATGAAGCCGATGAAATGTTGTCGGCTGGTTTCAAAGAGCAAGTGTATAATATTTTCCAATATTTTAACAATGACATCCAGGTTGCTTTATTTAGTGCCACATTGCCAGAAAGTATTAGACCACTCATAGATAAAATTATGCGCAATCCCGTTGAAATTAGTGTTAAAACCGAAATGCTCACATTAGAAGGTATTGCACAATATTATATTGCCGTCGATGACGACAGACAAAAATACGCAACATTGAAACATTTGTTTTCAGTTGCTAAGTTGTCTTGTTGTATAATTTATTGCAACAGTGTTAAGCGTGTTTCTGATTTGTATGAAGCAATGAAAGAAGACGAATTCCCTGTATGTTGTATTCATAGTGGGATGGACTCTGCTGCCAGAGCAGTTGCGTTTAATCAATTTAAAACCGGTGTTAATCGTGTTTTAATTTCATCCAATGTTACTGCCAGAGGAATCGACATCCAACAAGTGTCAGTTGTTATTAATTTTGATGTACCTAAATGCGTTCACACTTATCTTCATAGAATCGGTAGAAGTGGCCGATGGGGAAGAAAAGGCACTGGGCTCAATTTTGTTACCAGACGTGATTTTGGTAAAATGAAGGAAATTGAAAGTCATTACAATACGCAAATTAGAGAAATGCCTGCCGATTTAGGAAACATACTAAACTAAGTAAATTAGTAAATTAGTAAAACTATTGTCATGACATTCGTAAAATAAATTTATTATATTTCTTTTTTTAATATAATAAATGTCAGTAGTTGATGAAATTAATAATCATTTTAAAATGCCAATTTTTTATAATGACAAAAAAATGAAAATAAAGCAACATATTATTAACGATTTGGAACTGGTTAAAACTGTTGATGCGTCTGGTTGTAAACCAATATATAATTATTTTTTTAACAATGATAACGACGTTTCTGAAAAACTTATTGAACAAGTTGCCGATTATTATACTACAGATGTCGACTTTATTACGCAAAACCAGGAATTATTAAAGTCATATAAGCGTTGTGATAAAAAATATACCACATATTCGCCAAATTATGGAAATATTCTGGAAATATGGAATGAAATAAAATGCGAGACTGATTTCAAGGAAAAATATTATTATATCGAATGGCCAATGTTAGAATTTCTCAATAAATCAGAACATTTTCTACAATTTATGAGTATGTATAATTTGGCATCTCCTGTCATTTCTCTCCTTATTCCTGTTTTTATATTGATTGTACCTTTTTTTATTATTAAATTAAAAGGACTCGACTTAACTGTTAACGAATATATTGAAGTTTTAAAGGTTATTGCTCAATCACACGCAATTGGTAAACTTTTTACACAGTTTAATGATGTTTCGTTTAATGAAAAAATATATTTAGTTATATCCGCAGCGTTTTATTTCTTTTCAATTTATCAAAATGTAACCATTTGCTTAAAATTCCATAATAATATGATTAAAATACATAAACATTTTGATGAGATTAGCAATTATATCGACCACACAATTAAATCAATGGATAATTATTTGATTTACTCAGACAATTTACCAACTCAAAATGAATTTAATAAGGTGTTAAGAGAGAAAAAACTAATACTCGAAAATCTAAAGAAGAAATTTGCTTTTATAACCGAATACAAATTAACAAGTATCAAAAAAATACAGGAAATCGGGCATATATTAAAATACTTTTACGAATTACATGATGATTTGGTATATAACGAAGTAATTATGTACTCTTTAGGTTTTAATGGTTATGTTGATTGTCTTGAAGGATTACAAAATAACATTGAAGAGAGAAAAATAAATTATTCTGCTTTTGTCAAAAGCAAAGGTAAAGCGCAATTCAAAAATAATTATTATGGACCTTTGAAAGATGATAACCCAATTAAAAATACAATCAAGTTTAAGAAGAATATTATTGTTACTGGACCCAATGCGTCTGGAAAAACGACCATACTCAAATCTACACTGATTAATATTATTTTGACACAACAATTCGGTTGCGGTTTTTACGAGTCGGCACAAATAAACCCTTTTAAATATATCCACTGCTATTTAAATATTCCCGACACATCTGGACGTGATAGTTTATTCCAAGCTGAGGCGCGACGATGCAAGGATATTTTGGATTTAGTAAAAACCAATGAAGATGAAACACACTTTTGCGGTTTTGATGAATTGTACTCTGGCACAAATCCGGATGAAGCCGTGACAAGTTCTACAGCATTTATGAATTACCTAATTAAGAACCCGAATGTTCATTGTATCTTGACAACCCATTTTATCAAAGTTTGTAAAAAATTACAAAAAAATAAGAGCATTATTAATTGTCATATGGAGACAGAGAAAAAAGACGATATATTAATTTATAAATACAAATTAGTCGATGGGATTTCAGAGGTTAAGGGTGGTATAGCTGTATTAACGGCAATGAATTATCCAAAAGAAATTATTTCTAATACAAATATATAGAATTATGGCAACACGTAGAAATAGGAAAACCAGAAAGACCAGAAAAAATTATAAGAGAACCAGGAAAAATTATAAAAGAGTTAGAAGGGGTGGAGGAGCTTGCAGAGAGGCTGTTTCAAAAGAAGGTATATCATTTAATGAATTAAGTAAACTTAAACGGGATTATTGCGGAAGTTTGTCAATAATGAGACACGGAAAATGTTGTAAACAAATTGAAGAAAAAATTAAAAAAACCACAGAAGCAGCAATAAACGATGTAAATGATATAAATCTTACTAAGAATATGTATAATTCACAAAAAGATTGGGAAAAAGATCGTAAAAACAAGGGATCAGAGGAAACAAAGGATGTAGCGACGGGTGAAACAAAATATGAGAGTTTTGGTAGAGAATCAATTTAATAGGATAAGCAGATTAAATAAAACAATATAAACTAATTCGTTAATTTAAATAATTAATTTATATATCCTCTTTGTAATAATATGCCTTCTTTAACAGATTTATTTAATCCTACTTTTTTAATGTTTTTAGGAATATTGGTGCTCGTAGTAGCACTGCTTGTTGTATATTTTGAAAGTAAATTTAGAGAACAAAATCATAAAATTTCTTCTATGTTGAGCCTTGTTTCTTCTTTAGCCGAAGAAGTAAATGGTTCTAAAATGATTATTCATCAATTAACAATGAATCACCAACCACAAAATCCTCAGTTTTTTCAGCAACAAAAACCCAATTTAGAAAAACAATTTCAACAAAATAATAATTTGATTCTTGTTTCTGACGATGAAGAAGATGATAGCGAAGATGATGTAAGTGAAGATGATGTAAGTGAAGCAAACGAATCTGATTCGGACGCAGCAAGTGAAGTAAGTATAGATGAAAATGTTCTTGACGATGATAGTGTTTCAAGTGTTATAGAGATTGGAAATATTAATGATGTCAAAGTACTAAAAATGAACATTAACGATAATAAAGATGACAGTGAATCTGGAGACGAAGTAAGCTTAGAAGATTTAGACGAAATGGATGAATTATCGGCCGCAAGCTTAGAAGACTTAGACGATAGCAGCATAAGCAGTGTATCCATTAAGGAAGAAAAAAACGATAATATAAAATCAATGGACCTTAAATCAATCAATATTACTTTAGAAGAAACCAAACCAGAACAACCATTAGATTATAAAAAAATGGCGATTCCCAAATTAAGAAGCATTGTCGCCGAAAAGGGACTCTCATCTGATTCTTCAAAGTTGAAGAAAAACGAATTACTTAAATTGCTTGGAGTTGAATAAGAATTTTATCTTGTAAATATATAAAATGGCGTGGGCTACTTGTTATAGCGGATCTAATAATATACATTTTAATTTTCCTCCGATAATGGCGGATGGTCGCAACTTTGCACAATGGCAGCCAGATGCTGTTGTCAATAAAAGAATACAACAACAAGAAGGTATCACTAATAATTGGAATTATCGCCAATATTTACAGCAAAATGGTCTTCATATTATGAACTATAATACTACCGAAGCCTGCTACGAATTGGGTCTTGACCCTCACGTCCAAACCGGTAAAACACCATCCGATAATGTACCATACACATTTAGGTCTACTTTTGACACGAGTAAACCTGGTTTTGGCTACTGTAATAGTGATTTGAAAAATCCTTACTTGTCGCGTGAACAATTGAACTCACGGTTGGTTGCACCATCTATCAACCCTCAAGTCTACACAAATAAACAGTAAATCTTATATATACAATTTGCAAACAATTTAATAACAAGTATTTTAATAATTAAATAATATATGAAAATACTTAGTATAGATGTTGGTATCAAGAATTTAGCTTTTTGTCTTTTTGAAAAATCGGAAAACTCTGATTATTTTAAGATTACAAAATGGGATACAGTTAATATTTCCGAGCAACACGAAATCCAAAATTGTATTTTTATCGATAAAATTGGTCTATGTAATAAGCCAGCAAAATTTAAAAAAGATGACCAATGCTTTTGTTTAAAACATTCTAAAAAACAAAATTATCAAATACCAACATCTGAATTAAAACCATCTTTTATCAATAAACAAAAAATACAAAAACTTTTTGAAATTGCTGACAAATATAGCATTAAATATCCACCAAAAATTAAGAAGGTTGATTTAGTAACCAGTATTAATGACTACATTAAACAAAATTATTTACAAGAAATCGAGGTAAAAAAAGCAGCGGATGTTGATTTGTACAATATTGGCATGAATATTAAAGCACATTTTGATAAATTGTTTTCCGAGGAGGTTTGTATTGATTCCGTTATTATCGAAAATCAAATTAGTCCAATAGCGACTCGAATGAAAACGATTCAAGGAATGTTAGTACAATACTTCGTAATGTGTCCCGTAAATGTGAAAAATGTGGAATTTATTTCAGCTTCAAATAAGCTTAAAGATTGCGACATTAAAGACAAAAGTAAATATAGTGACAGAAAAAAATTGGGTATTGCAAAATGTTTAGAAAAAATTACAACCGATTATAGATTTTCGGATAAACTCGATTACTTTAATTCTCATAAGAAAAAGGATGATTTAGCAGACTCTTTTTTACAAGGATTATGGTTTATATCAAATTTATCAACTTTTTCCACGAAGTTATGAAAAGTTTAAGCGTAGCAAGAGAAAAGCAAAACCAAAAAATATAATTATATTTTTATTTTTATTAT